CGGCGGCCTGATAAGGAATCACGACAATGGCAATCAATGCTGTTACGCACTATCAGCAGGTCTTGTCCATGGCGCTTGAAGAGCGTTCGCGGGGCTACCAGGACCTTGTTTCCAACAACAACGCGCTGCTTGCGGTTCTCAAGCGCAAGGGGCTGTGGCGCGCTTACTCTGGCCCGCGCATTCGCGAGACGTTGCAGATCGCGAAGCAGGACGCCCAGTGGTATTCGGGCTACGACTTCCTCGCCAACCCGCCTATCGAACTGTTCAACGATGCCTTCTTCACTCCGAAGATGGTCGCGGTGCCTATTTCGATCACGCTGGAAGAAATCCTCAACAACGAGGGTGAAAACCAGATCATGGACGTGATGGCCTCGTATATGGACGCGGCGGAACGGTCGCTGAACGATACGATGGACGCAGCGATCCACGGCGACGGTACCGCGAACGGCGGCAAGCAGTTGGGCGGCCTTGGTCTGGCCGTGCCGATTGTCGTCAACAACGGCGTCTATGGTGGCATCGATCGCGCCAATGCGATCTGGCGGACTTCGACCTTTGACGCCAATTCGTTCGATACGACGATTGGCACTCAGGTCACGAAGGACACGATCCGTCCGTTCCTGAACAAGATCATGACGCAGCGCGCGCGTGGTCGTCGGTATGCCGATCTGCTCGTCATGTCGCCGGAGCATTATGCGGCGTATGACGCGGCAACCACCAGCATCCAGCGCATTCAGCGCGAGGGCGGCCTTGCCAAGCTCGGCTTCCAGTCGCTGGAATACGTTGGCGGCGGCAAGCGCGCCGAGATCGTCCTTGACGGCGGTATCGGTTCGAACATGCCGGCGAACACCACCTACGGCCTCGATACCGATGCGATCCGTATTCGGTACAACGCCAACCGTAACTTCGACAAGCTGTTCGAGGGCGAGGGCCAGAAGCCTATAAATCAAGACGCCATCGCTCAATATATTGGGTGGATGGGAGAGCTCACGCTCAACAACCCGCTGTTCTCCTGGCGGTTCTACGATTCCGTCCCGGCATCGTAATTGACATCGAGGGCGGGCTTCGGCCCGCCTTTTCCTTTCTCGCAACACAGGAGCCTATGAAATGGCTTTCGCATCCATGACCCCTTCGGTGGGGTATCCTTCGATTGCGTCGTTCATCGACGCGACCGGCGACGACTACGTTAAGCCGGTTCCTTACGGCACCATCATCACTGCGACCGATCCGACCTATGGCGCTGGTGAATTCATCTTCCTCAAGGGCGCTGCCAGCACGGTTGTCGGGTCTGTAGTCGTCTACAATGCGGACGACTTCTCGACCACGCTTGCGGCCGCAAATGCCATTGGCCCGGTTGCCATCGCCATGTCGGCGTGCGTTGCCGACAAGGGCGGCTGGTATCAGATCAGCGGCAAGGGCGTAGCCAAGGCGGGCACCGTTGCGGATGACGCTCTGGTCTATCTGACCGCAACGCCGGGTCAGGTCGATGACGCTGTGGTCGCTGGCGACCGCGTGAAAAACGCGAAGTTCGCTTCGGCGGACGGCACGCCTTCGGCCGGTCTGGCTGAGGTCGAAATTCAGCGGCCTTGGGCTGACGACGGATCGGCCGCTTAACCTTCCTCCCAACTAGGGCGGCCTACGGGCCGCCTTTTTCTTTGCACCCTCTCAGAAAGGACCATCACATGCCTACCGCTGAAGAAGCCCGCGTCGTCCCGCTGTTCAAGATTCACTCCATCAAGAACGAAGCCAAATCCAAGGAAGCCGGCCGTCCGATCTATGACGACATGGAAGTGGTGGAGGTGCGCTTTGCTGGCGACCGTAACCGCGTGGGCGTTTTCCCGGCTCATGCTTTTGCCGGCTGGGTGACGAATCCGGCCGATGGCTCGCAGGAAGAACAGACCTATGCGATGCGCTGGCCTGAGCAATACAAACGCTTCAAGATGAACCACCAGCAGGTCGCGGAAGGCACGCCGCTTGAGGAAGTGCCGTTCCTGACGCAGGGCAAACGGCTCGAACTGAAGGCGCTGAGCATCTTGACCGCCGAAGCGTTGGCTGCGCTGGACGGCAATGAGTTGAAGGCGCTGGGCATCGGCGGCCGCGAATTGAAGAACCAGGCTATCGCTTATCTCGACGCTGCCAGCGGCTCGGCTGTCGCGACCAAGATGGCGGCCGATAACGAGGCGATGAAAGACCAGATCGCGGAGATGCGCCGCGAGATGGAAGAACTGCGGGCTGCTGCAAAGGTGAACAAGCCTGCCGACGAGTTCGCCGGCCAGTCCGACGAGGATCTGAAAGCGATCATCAAGGCGAAAACCGGCCAAGCCCCGCGCGGAAATCCATCGCGCGCAACGCTGGTCGCGATGGCCCGTGAAGTCGGGGCGCAAGAGGCGGCCTAATGACCATTTTGTCGGCGGCACAATCGGCAGGGATCAGGTTGCAGGGCCAAAAGCCCGGCAGCCTGTTCTCGCCCAGCGGTTTGAATGTGGGGTTCGCCAATGAACTGGCGGACCTCGCGACCGAGATTGGCGTTGACATCATGAAGGCGCACGACTGGCGCGCGCTGACAAATCTATGCACGATCACGGGCGACGGAACGAACATCGGCTTCAATCTTCCGACCGACTATGACCGGATGATATTGAAGGAAGGCGTTCATTCCGCGACGTGGACGCAATGGCGGTTTGAGCCGGCGCTTGATCTTGATCAGTGGCTCGATATCCAGACCTATGCCGGGACGGGCTTCCCCGGCTGGTGGATCATCCTTGGCGGGCAATTCCAGATCAGCCAAGGCAACGGTGTGCCGCTGGCGGCCGGGACGAGTGCGCGCTTCTATTACGTCTCCAAAAACATCGTGAACAGCAACAGCGCGAAGTTCGCGGCGGATGGCGATGAGTTTTTCCTCGGTGACCGCCTGATCACGCTTGGGCTGATCTGGCGCTGGCGAGCGCAGAAACGGCAGGAATACGGCGAGGACTTGAAGAACTACGAGATTGCGCTGGCGCAAGAGATCGCGCGAGACAAGGGCTCGCGGGTTCTCACGACGGGCCGGGCGCGGATGCGCGGTAATATCGGTATGTCCTATCCGGGGCAACTCGGCTCATGAGGAAGCCTGTTCAACCGACTGTCCGGCCGCAGCGGCTCAAGTCGTTCCCGGCGCCGGTTGGCGGCTGGATTCGCAACCAAAGTCTTGCCGTTCCGAATGCGCGCAAGCCGGACGGGTCGGCGCTCAATGGCGCGTTCGTCATCGAGAATTGGTTCCCGACCGCAACGGGCCTGCGAATGCGCCGCGGGTCGCTCACGTTCAATCGCCTCGGCAGCATGACGGAGAACGTTGTTTCGCTGTTCTCCTATGTGAACGCCAGCAATCAGAAATTATTCGGCGCAACGCCAACCGGGATTTTCGACGCGACCAATGCGGCGGTGCAGACGCATTATACCGATGGCAGCGGCAATGTGTTCGTTGACGATCAGGGCAACAAGTTCATCCCCTTTATTTCGTCGATTGGAGCGTCTGTTTCGGGCCTAACGTCTGGCGATTGGTCGTCGGTGCAGTTCGCCAATTCGAGCGGCGATGTGTTTCTCGATCTGGTCAACGGCTCCGATAGCAAGTTGCTATACGACGGGACGGACTTTTACCCCATCGGGGCGACCAGCCTCTACTCGATTCCGTACAACACGGAAACGCAGCCGTTTACGGTCGGAAAGACGCTCACTGGCGCGACTTCGGCGGCAACCGGCACCATCGTCAAGGTGATCGACAACGGCACCACGGGGACGCTGTGGGTCGATAACGTGTCGGGGACTTTCGGCGCGTCTGAGGTCATCACCGACGACAACACGACGCCGGGCAGCGCGACAACGGCCGGCGCGCCGGTGCTGTTGTTCAACGGCATTACCGGAGTGAACACGTCCAGCCTGTCCTACAACTGGACCTATAAGAACCGGATTTTCTACGTCGAGAAAAACAGCCTCAACGCGTGGTATCTGCCGGTCGATAGCGTGACCGGCACGGCAACGCTGCTTCCATTGGCTGGTATCTTCCAGCGCGGCGGGTCGCTGTTGTTCGGTGCGGCGTGGTCGCTCGAAACGCTCGGCGGCGGTCTGTCGGAACAATGCATCTTCGTGACGACGGAAGGCGAGATTGCCGTTTTCCAAGGCACTGATCCGTCTGTCGCGGCGTCCTGGACCAAGGTTGGCGTTTATCGCACTGGGCGGCCACTCGGCGCGAAGGCGCATATCAAGGCGGGCGGCGACGTTGTGATGGCAACCGATATCGGCTTTCTGCCTGTGTCGGCCTCGCTCACGCGCGATTATGCCGCGTTGTCACCGGTCGCCGTGTCGTATCCGATTGAAGTGGCATGGAATGAATACGTCGCCAATCGATCGTTCGCGGCGTGGACGTGCGAGGTATGGCCGTCGCAGCAGATGATGGCAATCACCATGCCGTCGCCAATTGGCAGCACGCCGACGATGCTGGTTGCGAATGTTCGCACGGGCGCATGGGCTCCATATACCGGCTGGAATGCGTTCTGTGTTCTTTCGTTCCAAGGTCGCATGTTCTTCGGCTCCGATAACGGCCGGATCATCGAGGCGGAAGTGACGGGCGCCGATGATGGTCTGCCTTACACCGCGTCGTGTGTTCCGCTGTTCGATCCATTGAAAGCGCCGGCATCGCTGAAAACTGGCTTGCTGGCACGGTCAACGCTGCTCGCATCGGCGGACATCGCACCGCAGCTTTCGTTGCAGGCGGACTATCAGATCGCGTTGCCGCCGTCTCCGAGCGCTGCACAGATGCCGGGTGGCAATACCTGGGATTCGGGCGTCTGGAACGTGTCGAAGTGGGATCAGGTCGGGCAGAAATCGACGAAGCAGCAATGGCAGTCTGTTGGCGGTGCGGGTTATGCCCTGTCGCCTGCCGTGCAGATCACCAGCGGCTCGCTTGTGCCGCTCGATGTTGAGTTGGTGAGCGTCGATCTGACTTATGACCTTGCGGATATTGTCACTTGATGCGGATTATTTGGGGCGGCGCGTCCGCTCCTGACGTGAACACGGGGATATCCGAGTTTGTTTCGCTGAGCGTGCCGGGGTGTGAACGCGGGTTCGGACCTTGCGCGACGATGGGCGTTGTTCGAGGCGGTGTTCTGATCGCCGGCATTGTTTACCACAACTGGTCGCCGGAAACCGGCGTGATCGAAATATCGGGCGCTGCAACGGATAGCCGCTGGATGACGCGGCAGACGTTGCGGGCAATGTTTTCCTATCCATTCGACGAGATCGGTTGCCAGATGGTTGTTGCGCGTCATTCCGAGCATAACGCGCGGCTTCGGCGCATGTGGCGCGCGGTCGGTTCTAGCGAGTTCGTCATCCCGCGTCTGATGGGACGAAACGAGGCCATGGTTGTCACGACGTTGACGGACGACGCATGGCGGAAATGGATTAATCGACAATGAGCAAACCGTCCGCGCCAGCCCCGCCAAATCCGAAGGACACTTCCGCCGCTCAGACCGGCACCAGCGTTGCGACGGCGATTGCCAACTCGAACCTGAACAACGTCAACCAGATCACGCCTAATGGCAATCTGACGTTTAATCAGTCGGGATCGACGAAGTTCACGGACCCGTATACCGGCCAGAGCTACGACATTCCGTCGTTCACCGCGACACAGACGCTTTCGCCGGATCAACAGAAGCTCTACGACCTCAACAACCAAACGCAGCAGAACCTTGGACAGATCGGCGTCGATCAGTCGGCCAAGATTGGCTCGCTGCTCGGAACGAACGTCAATCTGAACAACGATGCTGTTGAGGGCCGCCTTTTCGACCTCGGATCGAAGCGCCTAGACCCGCAGTTCGCACGCGATGAGGATGCGCTGCGGACGCGGTTGAGCAATCAGGGGATTCGGCCTGGCTCCCAGGCATGGAATGCGGAGATGACGCAATTCCAGCAGGGCAAGAACGACGCCTATGATCAATTGCTGCTCAACGGTCGCGGCCAGTCGGTGCAGGAGATTTTGACGGAGCGTAACCAGCCGCTCAATGAAATTTCTGCGCTGTTGTCCGGCTCCCAAGTGTCGCAGCCGAATTTCATCAACAAGCAGATGTCAACTATTCCTGTCACCGACAACGCAGGTATCATCAACACGAACTACAACCAGCAGTTCCAGAATTATCAGCAGCAGATGCAGAACTACAATCAGGTTATGGGCGGCCTGTTTGGGCTCGGCTCTGCGGGGATCTTCAAGTTCTCGGATCGCCGGTTGAAATCGGACGTGATCGAGATCGGGCGCGCTCACAACGGCTTGCCGATCTACTTCTACCGGATCGACGGCAAACCTGAAATCGGCGTAATGGCCGATGAGGTCGAGCGCGTGAAACCGGAGGCCGTGGTCACGATGCCGAACGGTTACCAGGCCGTCGATTATGCCCGCGCTTTGGAGGCTGCATAAATGGCGCTGTCCTTTGCCATCGATACAGCGGCCGGCGAGACGCCGGAGTCCGTTGCCAAGAAGCGCGAAGTTGCCGCTCTGATGGCCGCGCGGACGTTCAGCAAAGCGCCGCAGAACGTGGGCGAGGGTCTGAACGCTATCGGGCAAGCCTTGATCGCGCGCACGATGATGGACAATGCCGACGCCGCACAGAAAGCGGGGTTGGCTGGCGGGGCTGACTTGTACCGCAGCGTGTTTGGTGCGCCGGCTACCACGCCATCGGTTGCCACGCCGCCGGCAGCAGCAGCAACGCCGCCGATGGGAGCAACGTCGATCCCGGCCGGTGAAATTGACCCGCGCTTGAAAGATGCCATCAGCAACGTCGCATCGGTGCATCCTGACGTTGACCCGGCTTATATGACCCGGCTGGCGTTGGTGGAGAATGGCGGCAAGATCAACGGCGGCAGCACGCTTTCGAGCGCGCAAGGCCCGTTCCAGTTCCTGCGAGGCACGGCGCAGCAGTACGGGTTGAGCAATCCGAATGACCCGACTGCCAGCGCGGACGCCGCCGCACGTCTCACGCTGGATAATCGGGCCGCACTGACCAATGCGCTTGGCCGCGAACCGACGCCTGGCGAGTTGTACCTAGCGCATCAGCAAGGCGCGGGCGGTGCGATCAAGCTATTGCGGGCCGATCCTAATTCGCCGGTCGAAAGCGTCGTGGGTGCATTGGCGGCGCGCAACAATGGCGGCGCTGGCATGACGGCAGGCCAGTTTGCCAATAAGTGGACTGGCAAGTTTGGCGATATCGTCCAGACAGTCGATCCGAACCAGAAAAACATCATCGACGCTCAGGCCGATACTATGCCCGTAGGCGCTCCTACGGCGGTCGCTGATGGCTCGGACGGCGCGGCGCTGCCAACGAATGCTCAACCAACTGGCGGCGCTCTGCCGACCGCTCAGGCCGTGCAGGCGGCAAGCCAGCCGCAGACCAATCCGCGCTTGCAGCAGTTGCAGCAAGTCATGGGCGATCCGCGCTTTGCGTTTTTCAGCAAAGGCCAACAGGCCATGGTTGCTCAGGAATACAAGCAACTGTTGGAGCAGCAGCAGCAGGCGAATGATCCGCTGCGACGGGCGCAAATTGAACAGGCGCAGAAAAACTTGCGGAAGTCTGACGCGCCGACAAGCGTTCAGGAATACGAGTATTATAAGCAGAACTTTGTTCCGACCGAACAGCAGCCGCAGCCGATGAGCTACGATATATGGTCCACAGCGAAAGCGCGGGCTGGGGCGACGACCGTCAACAACAACATCGGCGGCGGATCGGATAAGCAGATTTTCGATACCTTCGCGGAGAACACGAAGGAAGCGCGTTCGGCGGCGACCGGCCTTGTAGCGCTTCGCAACGCCAAGCAAGCCTTGCAAGGGCCGGGCGGTGCAATCACCGGCTTCGGGGCGGATGAGCGCCTGACGCTGCAAAAGCTCGGATCGTTCCTCGGTGTTGCTGATCCGGCTTCGATCCAGAACACGGAAACATTCCGTGCCGCCATCGCGCCGCAAGTCGCATCAATGCTGAAGGCGACTGTCGGCACCAACCAGATTTCGAACTCCGACCGCGAATTTGCGGAGAAGGCGGCGGGCGGCTCGATCAAGCTGGACGCGGGGTCGATCAACCGTCTGCTCGGCATCATGGAAACGGCCGGTATGGCGCGGCTGAAACTGCATCAGCAGCAACTTGATGCGGTTTACCCTGACCCCGAGAAGAACAAGCGCGAGCGAGCGTTGTTCAGCGTGACCGTGCCAGAGGCCGCCCAGCCGCCAGCGGCATCGAGCGCGGCTCCGGCCGGAATTCAGGATGGCGCGGTGATCGTCAACCCGAAAACGGGCGAGCGACGGGTTCGGCAGAATGGACAGTGGGTGCCGCTGACATGAGCGATCTACCTCCCGGCTTCGTTCTTGAAGGCCAGCAACAGCCCCAGCCTGTCGTGAGCGACTTGCCTCCCGGCTTTGTGATGGCCGATCAGGCAGCGAACCCAGCAGCAGCGCAGCCCGCCTATAGCGGCACAATCCTGCCGATGAGCCGTGACGCTCAGGGCAACGTGTCGTTTGATAGCAACGCCGGCATCGTCGGGATGGTCAGGCGTGCGATTACCGGGGCAGGGAGTGCCATTGCGCTGCCGGGTGACGTTTATACCGGCAAAACGTCGGTTATCGGGCCGGACGGCCACACCAGTCCCGAAGTGATCGGCCGCGCGGCTGAATTGGCGGCGCTCGCCACGCCCGTTAACCCTGCCATCCGCGCCGGCGATCAGGCCATCCCCGGCGTTGCGAAGTCGCTTGTTCGGGAAAAGCCGAAGGTGCCGACCACGGAAGAATTGGCGGCGGCTGGCAAGGCTGATATAACTGCGGCGCGCAATTCCGGCCTTGAGGTAACATCTGATTCCTTGGCGAATTGGAGCCGGCAAGCGCAGCAAGACTTGTTCGAAAAAGGCATTCATCCCGTTGATGCGCCAAATACCTACGCGAAGCTCAAGGAACTCGAAAGCGCACCTTCCGGCGCGTTCGTCACTGCATCAAATCTCCAATCGCTCCGGGAATCGCTCGGTCACACCGCGCAAAACTTCAATCCAAACGCGGCAAAAGACCAGTTGGCTGCCTCTCGATCTATTGGTGGGCTGGACAAGTTTCTTCCGTCAGTTGATGCGACGAGCGTTGTGGCTGGATCCCCTGCCGCCACGCAAAAGTTATTCGAAACCGGGCGCGGAAACTATGCCGCAGCGATGCGATCCAACGACCTCACAGGCGTCCTTGATCGAGCTAACACCGGCATCATCGAGCGTGCGGAAGCTAGAGCACAAGCCGCAAATTCCGGCCGAAATCTTGACAACACGATCCGGCAAAAAATTGCCTCGCTCCTAGAGAAACCTAAAGAGGTTTCCGGCTTTTCTGATCCTGAAATCGCGGCTCTCAATGAAAGCCTGATCGGCGGTCCAGCGCGCAACACGGCGCGTTATGTCGGCAACGTTCTCGGCGGCGGCGGCGGCTTTGGACAGGCGTTCACGGGCTCACTCGGCGCTGGCGTCGGCGCGATGTTCGGTGGCGCGCCCGGCGCTGTGATCGGCGCTGGCGTTCCTGTTGCAGCGGGTGCCGGTGCAAAATCCATCGCCAATCTACTCGCGAAACGCAGCGTCAAGGAAGTTGACGAACTGCTGCGGAAGCGTTCGCCGCTTTTTCAGGAACGGCTCGCGGCCTCTCCGATGGAGGCTGAGAACATCGCCAAGCGAGAAACGATAGCGCGCCTTCTCATGGCGGCCGGCGTAGCACAGCCGAGACAGTAACAACACCACCTACCACGCCTTCCAAGCCGCCTCCGGGCGGCTTTTTCTATGAGGCCATGAATGCCAAGAGATTCAAACGGGAATTACAGTCTGGCGTCGGGATACAAGGCCACGCCGGGCGAGACGATCCTGGCGAGCCAACATAATCCGCCGCTTGAGGACTTGGCGTCTGCGATGACGGGAAGTCTGCCGCGTGACGGGTCGGCGCCGATGGGTGGCCCGCTGAAAACGACGGTGGGGGCTGCTTCCAGCCCGGCCATTTACCCGAACGGCAATCCTAGTGTCGGTATTCATTTTGCGAATGGCAAGGTCAACTTCGTCGGTGGGGCGGCGGGGCTCCGTTTCATCGGAGAACTGATCCCGTACACCTTCCTGACGCCGGAGCCGATGACTGTTCTCCCTTACGGGCAGACGTTGTTGCGCGCGTCATACCCGGATCTTTGGGCCAAAGCGCAGATTGATATCACAGCCGGGAACCAGTTCTACAACAACGGCGACGGATCGACGACGTTTGGCATCGGTGACATGCGCGGGCGGGTCGTTGCTGGTCACGACAGCATGGGCGGCACGCCTGCCGGCCGGCTTAACAGCGCGGGCGGTATTTCTCCGGGTGGCGGCGTCATTGGCGCGACGGGCGGCTCGCAGACGGTCACGCTGATAACCGCCAATTTGCCGCCGTACACGCCGAGCGGGTCGATCACTAACGGCGCGATCAGCATCAGTCACACCGCAGCGGAATTTAATGCCAATTCGTCAACTGGCGGCGGCGGCTTTGGAGTGGCTTCGCCCGCTCAGGCCACGATCGCAGCAACGCAAGCAGCATCGACATTCACCGGATCACCGCAAGGCGGGGCGAGTGCGCCAGTCGTCGCGACGCAGCCGACGCTTGTTTGTAATTATCTTCTCTACGCAGGAGCCTAAAGAATGGCTGATCTCCGGGTTAAAGACCTCACCGAAGCCGCCGTTCCCGGCGCAGATTATTATCTTCTTACGGACAGCGCCACGGATGGGGTGCGTAAGGTCAAGCCGATCAACATTGTGACGCCCGCAGACATCGGAGCGGTTCCCGCTGGCTCTCTCGCCACTGTCGCAACGTCCGGGGCATATAGCGATCTGAGCGGCCTTCCGTCGTTGGGGGCTTTGGCAACAAAGAACAACGTCGCTATCGCGGATATCTCCGCTGCTGGCACTCCATCAATTGCAACCGCGCTGTTTGGTGACGGCACGTGGAAAACGCCTGCTGGCGGCGGCGACATGGCCGCAATTATCTACGACCCGACGAACGTTAACTCGAATGCGTTCGATGGCTACCCTGTCGCGAGTCGGACGGCGCTTAAGGCGCTTGATACGACGAAATTCACCAGCGTTTATCTGACGGAGGCCGACCGCGAGGGAAGGTTCATCTGGAAAACCGGTGATTTCACGGCGGCACTCGCGTCTGATGGCTTCGAAGGAATTTACATCAAAGCGAACGCTGTACCGATCACCGCAGGCTGTTGGGTTCGGCGCCGAAAGGACTATTATTATCGAATGGATTGGTTTGGTGCGCGGACCGCTGCCGATATCAAGCCGATCTTCGACAAGGTGAAGTTGTTGGCGGCGGGCTGCACGCTGCGGTTCGGAGCAGCGACCTACACGACGAGCGACACGCTTTCCTATAATTCGGTTGGCAACGCGCCACTGACGATTTCTGGCGCGGGCGAGACGCTAACCCAAATTCTGATGGCTGGAACGGGTTTCGCGATTCAGTATTACGGCGGCGTAGGCGGTGGCGTTGAGGCGCGAGGTGGCGGCGTTCATAAGCTGAAAATCAGCAAAACCGGCGGCGGTACTTGCTCTGGTATCGACATTGCCAACGTCTATCGGGGCATCATCTCGCACAACGACACGTCGGGTTGCGGTAACATCGGCATTCGGGTGACAGGTCGGGGCGCTGGTGACACGGATGCGACTGCGGGCACTGTTATCACGCAGAACCGTTGTCGCGACGGCGTGATTGGCATTCAGGTCCGAGGCGACACGTCGGGGTCGGTTGTCGCCGCCGAACTGGAAATTTCTCGAAATAACGTTGATGGGAATGACAGCAGCGGGCTTTGGATTGCGTGCGTGGACAAGATTGTTCTTGAGCACAACACTGTAACAGCTTGCGGCGCGGCTGTCGGCGCTGGCGTCAATAAACGTGGGGGCATGTTTATTGAGTATTTCGGAGGGCATGTCCGCAACGTGATCGCTCGCTATAACGAATTCGGCAATAGCCTTGCCGGAGCAAGTTATAACGTCATGATCGACGCGTTGATCGGAGGGAGGTTCGAATTCAATAGGCATATCCGCAATGTCGGTGAAGGTGGGGTGGGGGCCTACTTGCTTGGCGTTGCTCAAACTTCAATGAGCATCACGGATGTCAACTTTGACCATGATTATTTTGCGGCTTCTGGATCAGATAGTTACACGTTGTTCGCGCAAGGCGGGACGACGATGGTGTACGCGCAAAACACGGTGACGAATCCGCAGTTTATTGTGCTCGGCGCGGGCGTCACAAAGTACGCAACCACTTCGATGTTTCTCAGCATTCAGGATGCGGTCAGCGCGACGCGGTATCAGATACGGACAACCGCAGCGGACGGGTCCTCCGTGTTTAATCGCACGAACAGCGATGGCGCAGTGGTGGCCTATCAGCGCGCGGGCGTGACTGTCGGTTCTCACACGGTTACTTCTTCGGGAACTACATTCAACGGCACGTCTGATGAGGCGTTGAAGGTATTCAGCGGTGAATTCGATCCTTCTCGCGCCATCGAAGTCATCAAAAGCGATCCGGTACGCGAATGGGACTGGATCGAGGCCTACGGTGGAAAGCATGATATCGGCTGGGGAGCACAAACGTCTCACGCCATTTCGCCCGATCTGGCTACGCCGGGCGGGTGGTGGATAGATGCAGATGGAAACCGCGTGCCCGAAGGCACGCCCGGCGCGTCCTACTGGCCGTGGATGATGGATAAGACCGCGCGCATCCCTTATTTGTGGGCTTCCGTTTCGCGCCTAATCGATAAAATCGAACAGCTTGAAGCTGAGGTGCTAAGCCTTAAAAACCATGAAAACTAGAGGGCGCCGATCAGGTTACCAAACCTGCATCTCTCCCATGTGTTCGTCATACTCCGCCTGTTCTTCGGGAGTCATCCAGCGATAAATCCGCTGCCCGTTTGATTTTGATTTCATTAATGGCGTGTCTTTCCACCAAGGAATACGCTCTCCCGTAATGAGCGTTACAGATCGAAGCCTGCAAATATACGGGGTAGATTCTTTCCAAACTGCCATTGCATTTCCTCAGACGGCGCGACGTAACGGACCTTCCGTCGCCTTCAGTCTGAGTACGTAGCAGCACAACCCTACCGAGTAAACCGGAATATAGACCTCCAATTCAGAGGACGAGAACCTATGGCCGATGGCGGTGCATAGGTCGTTGACCCGTCGCGGCGCATAGCGAGCCGCAATTCCACAAACCCAATCCACCCAACCTCCAATTCAGAGGACGAGAACCTATGCGCCTGAGCCCGACTGGCCTTGCGATTGTGAAGGCGTTCGAGAGTTGCCTAGAACCAGTGAAAGGGCGACCGGGCTACTTCAAGCAGTACATCGACCCGGTTGGTGTCCCGACGATTGGCTGGGGTCACACCAACCACCACGAGCCGAAATTCACTTCGGCTACGGTCTGGTCGCAGCAACAGTGCGACGACGCGCTGGCTGGCGATATGGCACTATTCGAGGCACACGTTGCCAAGTTCGCCAAGGTCGCGCTGAGCCAGAACGAATTCGACGCTCTGGTGTCATGGGCTTACAACACGGGCGGCCCAGAGACGGCCACGCTCTGGCGCAAGTTGAATGCCGGTGATCGGGCGTCGGTCCCCAGGGAACTAGCGAAATGGAATCGGGGCGGCGGCAAGGTGCTGAATGGTCTTGTCCGGCGTCGGGAGGCAGAGGGCCAGTTGTTCGCAGGTGACGTGGCAGGTGCGCTGCAAACGGCTGGGGCAAAGGTGCCCGTAGTTGTGCCGGACTCACCAGCGCCCGCCGCTGGCCCGCCTGACCCCGTTCCAGCAAAGACCGATCCGCCGCCGTCCGCTTGGGCGGCTTTTTTCATGGCCGTGCTCGGCCTGTTCAAACGAGGCTCGAAATGATCGATCGCATCAAGGCATTCTTCAAGTGGATCTATAACTGGATCACGGTCATCACGGGCCTTGTCGTCGGCGCGCTGGCGATGCTGCCAGACCTGTTGACCTCTCTTTCTGGCGTTGATTTCACGCCAATCGTCGGCCCGGCATGGGCTGGTCGGATTGTCGTCATCGTCGCTGTTACCAAGGCCGTCATTGCCTTCATTCGCAGCAAGACGGCGGATGACGGGCAGGGGCAGGCACCGCTATGATCACCAAGTTTCTCGCATGGCTGGCGTCTCTGGTCACCGGTCCGTTGCTCGACAAGGCGCTCGACGGGTGGAAAGCGAAACTTGCAGCCGACAATGACGCCGACAAGATCGCGGCTGATCTCGCGGCGAGGGAAATCGCCGTCCAGCA